ACCGATTTGTTTGCGATGTCAAAGACAATGCAGGGAGTACATACGCCCGGTTAAAGTGCGATAAATTACCGATTACCAACCAAGGGTTCTTCGATGTCGCCAAGGTCGTTGAAACCCTTATTGCACCGACCAAGCCAACCTTGACGCAGACCGCATTCAGCAATCATTCGGGGTACTATTCGGGGTACCGCTTAGACTTCTTTGACGAATACGGGAACACGCCTGTCGTGCAGACGGGGACCGTTACCACCGTCAGCGGGGCCATAGCCTTTGCGGGCAACTTGGAGCAGTTAGAGTTCCAGTCCTACAATTCTGCAACCCGATTCCCTTCGGGTACGCTTTTGGGTAGTTTGGCTTTGACCACCCCGACCCGATTCGTATGGCACTCCAACACCGAGGCGAGGTGGCTCGCTCAAGGGAAGGGAACAACGACGGCCAACTTTGACAAAGCCCTCATTCGCTACTACACGGCAGGGGGTACGCTTACACGGGTTTACACGGTCAACAACGGCCAACCAGCGGTGCAGCAAGTCGTCCGCTTTGGTGCAGGGCCGTCCAATATCCGGGCATTGACTTCGGGTCAAGCCAGCGACGGGTTCAGCGGTGAGTACCTATTCCCGTCCAATGAAGGCGAATACTACACCATTGCCTTCGGGGACTCCGCTTGGAACGACTTTAACCAACGCTGCGATGCGGATGGAGCCGACCCAGCCGAAAGTTCATTCTGCTTGGAGGAACGATTCAACGAACTATACGAGGACAACTACGACAACTTCGGGCAAGAGTACGCCTATACGAAGGGTCTTTGCGAGCGTTTTAACTCCATCCCGGTTCACTTCCAAAACAAGTGGGGCGGGCTTGATGCGTATGTCTTCACATTGAAGAACCGCAAGAGGGCCAACATTACCCGGCAGACGTTCGGGTACAACTCGGACGTTTACGCAACCACCACCTACGACAAGGTGTGGGCAGGGGAGTTCGACTACGTTTACGCCCTCAACTCGGACTGGCTGACCGATGCCGAGTCTGCTTGGCTAATTGAGATGGTCAGGTCCGGGCAGGTATGGCTTGAACTGGATGGGCAGTTGGTTGAAGCCATCGTGAACGCCAACACCTACCAATTCACGACTCGCAGGAACGACCGCCTGACTCAGTTGCAGGTCGAGGTTGCCGTGGCTTACAAGAACAACATCCTATGAGCGTAACCCTCATCGCCTACCCTCTCAACGAATCAAACGCAGAGGTCCCCTACGTCCTTGACACCATGGGCGAAATCGACATCGCCCTGACGTTCAGCGTGGAGGACATTGCCGACATCACTAAGCGAAGGGGTTCTTTTTCCAAGACCATCACGTTGCCTAATACGACGACAAATCGGGACTGCTTTGGTCATGCCTACAACATCCAGTCCTTTGTGGGTGGATTCCAGCCAAACAAGAAGATTCGTGCAGCCATGTGGGAGGACGGGGTCCAAGTGTTCAGCGGAGTCCTGCAACTGATTTCCATGTCCAAGATTCGGGGAGAGGTAACCTACGAGGTTGGCTTGTTCTCGGACGATGTGAGCCTGTTCAAGTCCATTGAGGGCAACCTCCTTGCGACAACGGTTGGGGTAAGCGGAATGAACCACACGCTGACTTCTGCTCATGTTTCTGCGACTTGGACCGCATCGGGTGCAAGTGGTTACGTTTACGGCTTGGTGGATTCCTACGGATATACCGATGTGGTTACGCAGGGGTGGTTTGCCGTGCCGTTCTACAAGATGACCCCAAGCATTTATGTGAAGAAGATGGTGGATCTAATCTTCGCACAGGCGGGGTATCGCTACACCTCGGAGTTCTTCAACTCGGAGCGGTTCGGCAAGTTGGTCATTCCATACGCTGCTGGGGAAGCAATACTGAACTTATCGGGGTCAACGATTTTCGTAGCAAGTACCGGGACGATTAGCGCATCGGGAAACATCAACTACACGATGCAGTTCCAAGATGAAACAGGAAGTTATTACGACCGCCCCGGATATTGGGTTCCTTCGTCAAGCACCTTTGTTGCGCCTTCGTTCCCAACTCGTTGGAACATAACGGTAAATTTTGGGGTAACTGTTGCAGCACCGAGGCCCGTTGCAAATATGAGTATCCGAAACCTGACCAACTCTACGGATAATCAGGTCATCACGGGCATAAACATATTCTCAAACAACTCGGTTACTTTTCCAAACGTTACCATCCCTGCCAACACAACCGCAAACATCGGCATCGTTTTCACGACTCCATTTTCGGGAGGTGCTGGCACTATTCTTTCAGGTGCAACAATCCTTTGGGAATGCTTGGAGAACCCTCAAACATTGCACACGGTTGACATGAGGACCGCCCTGCCTGCTGACGTGAAGCAGAGCGACCTCTTGCAAGACCTGCAAAAGATGTTCAACCTCTACTTCATGCCGGACCCTGCCGACCCGAAGAACCTTATTGTGGAGCCTTGGGTGGACTTCTATTCATCAGGGGTCGTGGACTGGTCGCAGAAATCGGATGAGAATGCCGAGCAGAACATCACGAACGGGGACCCGAACCAATACAAGACCATCGTGTTCAAGTACAAGGATGCCGGGGACTATTTATCAAAGTTGGATAAATCGAACTACCCGCTTGCCAAGGAAGGCTACGGAGGGCGAATCTTCACCACCGACAACTTCTACGGCAAAGGCGAGAACGTCGTCGAACTCGCTTGCAGCACTCTAATCCCTGCGAACTTCACGACTGACAAGGTAATCGGCAGGGCTTGGGACTTGGATGGCTCTGCTTTGTCGGGAACCATCAAGACCTTGCAGAGCGGTTACAGGATAGCCCAATACAACCTCATCGAAGCCCCGACGACGTGGGCCTACCAGTACGGGGTCAGCGGTTCGGTAGCACTCGCAGAATCGTTGTTGAGCCTGCCCTTTGTCAGCCACCTTAACAACCCTTACGCAGCAGATTTCGACCTTGCTTTTGGAATCCCCAAGCAGTTGTACTATGCGGTGAATGTCGCCGCAAATAGCGACCCATACGCATACACGAACAACAACCTGTTCAACATCTATTGGTGGAATTTCATCCAAGAAACCGTCAGCCGTGAGGCGATGCAGTTGGAGTTGTCCATCATGCTCAATGCGGTGGACATCAGCCAACTCGACTTCCGAACCCCTATCTACTACGGAGGGGTCCGTTGGAGGCTGCTTGAGATTCGGGACTACGAGATAGGTCAGCAGAAGCCTTGCCGGGTAACCCTTCGCAGGATTCTCAACTTGACCGAGTTTGTCCCAAAGCAAATCTACTACTTCCCCTACGACGGCCCTGTCCCTGCAACGGATTCGGACTACCCGAACGAAGTCCCCCCGATTCCAACCATCAAAGAACTCCCAGCGGTTGCAGGTCCTCCCGGTGAAACGGGTGCAACAGGTGCGCAGGGCGACCCCGGTCCAGCAGGTGCAGGGTTCACTCCGGGCGATGCGGCAGGGGACATCAAGTATTGGGATGGAGCCGATTGGGTCAACTTGGGAATAGGAAACGAAGGTCAGGTCTTGGAGGTTGTGTCGGGATTACCAGCATGGGCAGACAAATAAAAAACTATGGCAGTTACTAAAGAAATCGTCCTCGAAGTAGGAATCAAGGACTCAACAGGTCAAGGAACTGAATCCGCAAAGAAACGGCTCCGTGATTTACAACGCGCGCTCGTTGACCTTGCGGTCGCAGGGCAAGAGAACTCCGCAGAGTTTCGGAAGTTAGAGGCCGAGGCAGGAGAGTTGTCCGACACCATTGGCGATGTTAGCCAAAGGGTCAAAAACCTTGGCTCGGACACCAAAAACATTGAGGCGTTCACTCAAGCGGTTCAAGGTGTTGCTGCTGGTTTCCAAATCGCTCAAGGTGCTGCTGCATTGTTTGGTGAGGAAAACGAGGACATCCAAAAGGCTATGTTGCAGGTCAATGCGACCATGGCTATTGCCAACGGAATTCAGCAGGTAACGGTCCTGCTTCAAAAGGAATCGGCTATCTCAATGACGGCCAACAGGATTGCAACGGCCCTGTACGACAAGACGTTGAAAGGAACCATCGTAAGCCTTCGCCTCTTTAGGACTGCCTTGATTTCAACGGGTATTGGTGCAGCGATTGTTGGTGTTGGATTGCTTGTTGAGAACTGGGAAAAACTCACAAAAGTCGTAAAGGATTTCTTGGGCATTGAAACGAAAGACCTCAAGGCCGTATCCGAATTAGCGCAAAGGCAGGTTGAACTCGCAGAGGCAAGAGGCGAAAGCGAGGCAAAGGTTCAGAATCTCTTGATGGCTGCTTACGATGCAAGGATTGCAGCAGCCGAGAAAGAAGAAGAGCGAGCGCAACTGATTCACGAGAAAGAGGTCGCAAGGTTGACTTATCAAACCAAACTGCGAACCGATGCAATAGAAAAGCAGAAGAAAGATGCAGAGGATTTAAGGGCGATGGATTCGGCAGCCAGTCAAGAAGCCGAGAATTTTCGCTTGGCTAAAATTGGCAGGATAAACGATGAACTCGAAAGGGAAAAGGCTTTGCGAGATGAGAAACTTGCAATCCTTCGGGAAGAAAAGGCACAAAGGGAAGCAGACCTCAAAAAGAGATTCACGGATTCGGACGAGTTTGCCAAAGCCTATATTCTGCTGACCGAGGAAATGCGACTTAAAGAGCAAGGCATTGCCGAGGATAGTGCAGACAAAATTTCAAAGATTGAACGCAATCGTAGGCAACAGGACTTGCAGATGGCTTCCGAGGCCGTTGGTGCGCTTGGTAATTTGCTGACCGCTGGCTTGGGCAAGTCCGAGAAAGACCAAAGAAAAGCCTTTGAGATAAACAAGAAGGCCAGCATGGGTCAAGCCCTTATCAATACCTTCATGGCCGTAACCGCTGCTCTGACTGCTGGAGGGAACCCGATTAAAATTGCAAAAGGTCGTCAGTTCATTGACGCAGGTATCGCCCTTGCGACAGGCTTGGCGCAGGTCGCCAAAATCAGCAAGACCCAATTCCAAGGGAGTTCGGCAAGTGGAGGCGGTGGAGCGTTAACTGCTGGTGGTGGTGAAGGAGGCGATGTTGCTCCTGCTCCAATCTTTGCTAACCCTCAAACGACCATGCTTGGAACCGATGGTGCTGCAATGGGCCAAGGCCAAGGCTCATCACCAATGCGAGCCTATGTTGTGGAGAGGGACATCACCCAAAGCACTCGCAGGGTTCGGAGGTTGGAGGAATTTGCAACTTTGGGGGCATAGGACATTTACCACTATGGAACTGCCAATATACCGAATGACCGTGGACGAGGTGGATGAAGGGGTCCAATTCGTGGCCCTGACCGATATGCCAGCGATTGAACGGCCATTCCAAGCCTTCGCAAAGACACCACAACGCTTTAGCGAAACAGGCGAACGCAGGGTGCTGACCGGGCCGCTAATGCTTGCAGATACTCCCATCTTTCGCAAGGACGAAACCTACGGGGAGTACTACGTTGTATTTGACAAAGCGACCATCCGCAAGATAGTCCAAAAGTATTTCAAGCAAGGCAACCAGCACAACGTCAACGCCTACCACAATGCCGAACTGGATGGCGTGTTCATGTTCGAGTCATTTATAACCGATGCCGAGCGTGGCATCATGCCTCCCAAGGGCTACGAGGACACCCCCGACGGTTCTTGGTTCGGCTCCTTCAAGGTTGAGAACGACGAAGTTTGGGACAACCGCAATCTATTCCGGGGTTTCTCCGTTGAAGGCTTGTTCGGGATGGACAAGACCGAATCCGAAATGGAGGTCGCACTCGCTGGCCTCGCTGACGAATTAACCGCTTTTTTGCAACATATCCAACCCAACTACAAATCCAACTAACTATGAACCTGAAAAACGCAATCGAATCCCTGCGAAGTGAACTTCGTAAATTCAGCACCCAAAAGCAGTCCTTCGCTGACTACAAGTTGACCGATGGCACGGTTGTCCGTGTGGATGGCGACCTCGTTGCAGGTACTGCCGTTTACGTTGTAGCCGAAGAAGGCACACTTCCTGCGCCCGATGGCGAACACGTCGTCGAAGGCGTTGGCACTATCAAGACCGAAGGAGGCAAAATCGTTGAGGTCATCGCTGCCGAAGTAGCAACCCCGGTCATCGAGCCGTTGCCCGTTGCTGCTGAAATCACCCCCGAAGTGGCCGTTGAGGTAACCGAAGAAATCAAGGAGGCCTATCCTGCCATGACCCCCGAAGTTGTCGAGGCCATCGTCGCCAAGCACCTCGGAGCCATCATGGACGAACTCAAAGCAGCATACGCTGAAATGGGCAAGATGAAGGAGAAAATGTCTGCATTCGCATCGCAGGTTGAAACCATGGCCGACATCGTCGAAAAGGTTTCCGAACTCCCAGCCGAAGCCCCCAAAGCAAGCGGTTCCGCAATCGTCGAGCAACGCAAGGCTCAAGCCTCGCAGAACTTCAACGCTCTCGCACAAGCACTACAATCACTCAAATCCAAAAACTAAACCCCTAACCCCCCCCCACTAACCATGGCATACAATTTTGGCAATTTAGTTGCCTACACCGACCAAGAGAGGCTTCCTCTCATCACCAAAGCGGTATTCTCCGCTCGTTCAGCAGCCCTGTTCACCAAGCAGGTGGGCATCAAGTTCGCTGCTGCTCTCAACCTCATGGACACCGATGCCTTGATTCAAGGCGGAGATGTTTGCGGTTACGCAAGTTCAGGTACGACTACATTCAGTCAGCGGAATATCACCGTTGGCCGTATGAAGGTTCAAGAAACCCTTTGCCCTCGTTCCTTGGAGCAGTACTGGATGCAGACCCAGTTGACCGCTGGCTCTACCTACGATGGTGTTCCTTTCGAGCAGGCTTTCTCCGAGCAGAAGGCTCTCCGTATCGCTGAGGCTTTGGAAAATGCAATTTGGAAGGGCAACACTTATTTCAGCGGTGTCAACCAACTCTTGAACGCTGCTTCGGGTTCTACCATCAGCGGTAACACAGGAGCGGTATCGGCCTCCGTTGGTATCACCACAGGCAACGCAATCGCCATCTTCGACGGCATTTACAACCAAATCCCACAGGCCATCCTGACCAAGAATGACCTCGTAATCTTCTGCGGTTGGGACAACTTCCGTACGTTGATTGGTGCGTTCAAATCAACCGCTAACGTCCTGTATAACCAAGTTGACTTGGCTGGCCTTGCGGATGGCGATATTATGTATCCCGGCACAAACGTCCGTGTCATTGCAGTCCCCGGCTTGACTGGAACTAACCGCATCGTTTCGTCTTACCTCGGTAACTTCTTCTACGGGACCGACCTTTTGAGCGACGAGGAGCAGTTCTCAATCTGGTTCAGCAAAGACAACGATGAAGTCCGCTTCCAAGCAGCCTTTAAAGCAGGTGTCCAAATCGCTTACCCCGACTTGGTTGTTGACTTCCGCTTGACCTAATGTGTAGGGGGGAGGGAAACCTCCCCCTGCTTTTTGTTCCTTGAAACTTAAACCCCAAATACACATATGTCTTGCGCACTAACAACTGGTTACACACTCGGCTGCCGTGATTCAGTC